AAACTTCAGCACTAAATCCTGTTCCATTGGTATCAGTATTATCAAAAGATGTAATATCACCAACTTTATAATTATCACCACCATCTAATATGATAATATTATCAATAGATCCTTTAGTAACTGATTCAACCTCAGATAATTGTCTAACTGTTTCGTTTGATTCTTCTATAAAATCATTATCAGCAAATTCTTCTCCTACATTATAAGGTTTAGTATTTCTTATTAAATTAGAACTATTAAAATCAAAATCGTGATTAAGAATTAAATTATCATTGATTAATGGTGATCTGTAACTATTACCGATAAAATACGGATATACTCCCTCTAATTTGTTTGTATTTGTACCTAAACCAACAGTGGCAAAATATGCATAGATTCCATTTGGAAATTCAGGTGTTTTACAAAATCTACCATTATGAATATCTAAATCACCACTTTCATCAAAAATATAATCATCAACGAAAAATCCTGGATTAAATCCAGAGGGTCTATTTAATACTTTTGATGAATTTTTAGTATATGAACTTTCTAATATTTTTAATTGAGAGTTAATATTATCTGGATCAGAATATCCGAATGGACCATAAATTGGATTTCCGTCATATGCCCAACCTATGATGGGTGAATGTCCATTAATTTTATCAAATTCTCCATTTGCTTTAACATCAAAAGTTTGTTCGAGTTTACTTGCAATTGACTGTGAATATCCTAATACACCAAAAGTTAGTGATGATTCTCTAGATGTAAGGTTTACATCTCCAAATCTATCTGTAGTATTAATTGTTAAATCTCTAACTCTGGCAGCAAATAGTCCATTTTTTCCTCTAGCACTTGCACGAACCTCTGTGGTTAAACTACTGTACCCTATACCTGAATTTATTACAATGGTATCAGTTATGACTCCATTCTTGATTACAGGTCTTACAATCGCTCCTGAACCTGTTCCAGTAGTAATTACATTAATTTCTGGTAAAGAATTATATTGACTTCCTTGATTAACTACTATTACATCTTCAATTTTTCCATTACTAATTATTGGTTTTAATTCTGCATTTTGACCGTTCTCTATTGTTATTTGAGGTTTTACCTGATGATTTAATATGGTTGATCCATAATCAGTTCCTTTTTCATACAAATATGCACCTGTAAATTTACCAGTTACAACAGGTGTAAAGTTTATTGTGCCAGTGACTGTTGATCCATATGATACTTCAACATTTACTTTTATTTCAGGGTATGAGAATATTTGATATCCTGTACCTGTAGATGTTAGATCAACAAATTTTCCTCTACTAAAGTTTGTAGTAATTGTCGCTCCAATACCTGCATTAGATAATTTGAATGAATTATCATCAACTTTCATTACATAGTATGATGATGTTGTTGATAAACCTTGAATCGATGTTGTCTCAGCAGAATATACAACAATATCACCATGAGAGAATCCATGATTTTTAAAGTTAATAGTATCATAAGAAGTAGATATACCAGTTGGTTCCACTCTTAATTTACGATGTTGATATCCAGAACCCTCACTTATTACTCTAACATCAAGTAAAGTATTTTTTGACTCTGTTCTGAATTTATGAATACCACTTGCAGCAGTATCAGTTGCTAATCCAACTGTATTAATACCAGTAAGAGCATCTACTTTTGTATTAAATATTCTAACTGTAGTAGGATTTACAACTCTTACAAAATATGGATCTCCATCTGATAGAGTTCCTGTGATTGTATTATTTAAATCATATGCAACACCTATACCTATAGATGGATTTCCTTCATTTCTATAGAATACTTTTTGACCATTTTCTAAATTATGGGCAGTCTTGAAAGTTATTGTTTCATCATCTTTATCAATACCACCGTTAAAAAATATATCTCTACTATCAAATGATATATCTCTAAATCTAGCACCCAGAACTGGTTCTAATGAACAACCATTTCCGTTACCACCTGTTAAGGAGATATTAGTTACTGCCTCAATATCAAAATCTTGTGGATCAACAAATATTTTTTTAACGCTACCAGTTAGTATTGGTTCCACCAATGCAGTGGTTCCTGCACCAGTTTCAACAGTAATAATAGGTGGATTTATAACATCATATCCTTCACCCTCATTTAATAATTCAATTTCCTCTAAAGAACCATAATAAATTCTATCATCTGATGTTGGAGAGTGAATTTGCACACCATCTTTTAGTATTCCAACATCATTAGTTGGTTTATCATGATTAGATGATATGAATAAATTCTGAGATAAAGGAATTTTTCTTAAAACTCTATCAGATTCAAGTTTTCTATTTGCATGTCTCTGTAAAATAAAATCATGAGTTCCAGTTGTCGTAGAACCTATACCAACCTGAACTGTGCTTGCTGTTCCAATTTGACTTCTTGAATTGTACAATGCAATTCTTGATATACTTACATTTGCTGCCTCTGGTTGAGGATCAACAAAATAAACTCTTCCTGATGATAAACCAACTATTTCATCATCTGATGGTTGATATATTACAGCATCACCCTGTATGAGTTTAATATTAGTATTTGCAGGAGGTGAAAATCTTATAAAACTGAAGTCACTTGTAAGTCCATCTTGACCATCAAAGTTTGAGACGTTTGATGAACCTGTTATTGTTTCTTTTATTATATCAACATCAATATCATAACTTGGTAAAGAGTTAGAAGCTACGTATCCATCGATTGAATCATCGGTATAAACATTCAATACATCTGATATTATTGTATTATTACCATCTTTTATAGCGACCCCTACGCTATTTGCCTTCTCTAAGACTCGACGTATATCATATTCTTCATTTGGATTATGAGTAAATCCTGAAAGATTTTTCGTTTCAATTTGATTATTGTTAATATCAATACTTTTTACATTAAATGTTCCCTCAATTGTCTGTTCGTTTCTTCTTAATATCTCAAATTTATCATCTACTTTAATTGATGATGAATTTATTTTTGTCTGAAGTTTGAAGGTAGGTCCTAATCCATCAACTTGGAATCTTGAACTTGTATTATACTTCCATGAATTTGCAAATACTTGTTTGTAAGTATCAGTTCCTTCATCTATTTTTTCACCAACATTTTTGACAAATAATTGTTCGCCTTCGTTTACTAAATTAATATCATTAACAGATACTAATTCTGATAATACACCTGTTATTCGTAAATCAACTCTCTTTGATAAATCTCCATTTTCGTATCCAAATATTGTTTCATTTGATCGTACATCATCAGCAGTGCTGATTCCTATGTTAACACCACTACATCCAAAAAATTGATTGATTGTCTTTGATGTATAATCAATTGTGTTTGTTCCACTGATGATAGTACCTGTAGTACCAAATCCAACTGTAGAATCAACCGATATAACTGTTCCATCTATTTGAGTATTACCTAGTGATTTTGTTTTACCAGGTATTGTAAATACACCTTCAATCAAATCTCGGTCATTATATCCAACAAATAATGCCAATTTATAATATGATTTACCATCTCTTGTAAATACCTCAACTTCTGATACTGATGCATTAGTATTCAGATCGTTTGACTTAAATATCGTTTGTCCGACTAAATTTTGAGGTTCACCTTCAGGTGTTATAACTTCTACGACTATAACCTCTCTTCTTATAAATTCTGAACTTGATGGTTTTATAAGATTATTTTCTAAATCTAATATTTTTGACTCAACACCATATAATACTCTGAGCAAAATTCTAATAGATTCTTCAATACCTTTTGATTGATAAAATGTACGAGCAAACTTTACGAAGTTACCTACGTCTAAAGTTTCAGTAAAATCATCATTTTCTAAACCAGGTAGGAAGGTTTTCTTCATCTTCCTATAAAATTCTTGTAAGAATAATACAGAAAGATTAGTTACTGATGATCCTGATATATGAGTAGAGGCAGATGTGTCCTCGAACTTTAGACTTTCTTTGTTAACATCAAGTAAAGAGGATGAAACTCCAACATTAAATCCTGTAATACCACTAAAACCACGTATACAACCTGTAAAAGATGTTGAGGTGATACCAGTATAAGATATTATCTCATCATCAATCTTTATTAAACCATACTCACTTGGAAAACCCTTTGTGCTTGGGACATTAATTGTATCAGTTGTTAAATCAATACCAGATGTAATGGTAGTCACACCTACTATGACCTCTGGTACAAGATTATCTACTTTTAGATACTGATCTAAATTAGATATTATATCACTCGTTCCACCTTGAAACTCTTGTGAGATATAATATTGTTTAAAAAATTCTACAGCATTTGGAAAATCAGCAAGTATAAACTCTGGTAACTGATTTTCAATAATAGTATTGACATTTATTCTTTTGTCAAATTGTGACATAAATTATTTCCTCTCTAAGACTCCGTTTGAGTAACTTGAGGTAAAGTAATCTCTTGTGAATACAACACCTGAAACATCTTCTCCTGATGCAATTACGTCCTTCACCATATTTATGGTGGTACTGGAAGTGTCAAAACTGACAAATAAATCTTTTAATCCAACTACATCATTTGACTCAGGGAATGCTTGAACTTCTATAATATTGTTTTCTGATTGAGTTGATGTAAAGTTGATAGTATTCAATATGATTTCACCCTTTTTGTAATCAACACCACCTGCATCTTTGATGAGAACAACCTCTTCATTCTTATTATTTTTTGTCACTACACTTAATGTGCCTTTCATGCTACCATCTAAATTACCAACAAGGTCTTTATTTGGCACATCAGTAAGATATGCAATGTTTGATGATCCTGATAATGTAAATCCCGTGCTCTTTATATTCTTACCAGCAGGATTGATGTAGAATTGATTACCAAAACAAAGTTCATATTGTGCGAATTGATTCAATAATGCCTTTAAGTCCCTTCTAATAATAACTTTTGTTATGTTTGATGTAATACCATCATCTACACGATCAATTAATTGATTTATTTTACTGTACTTAAATCTTCCACCAAACTTATTAATTTCAACATTTTTAGAATAATCTGATAGTGATTCCATCACTAATGTTCTTAAATTTGCATCAGATGCGACTTGAGACGGATTATAATATATTGTTGTATCTAATTCAACATATAGTATCTTAAGATCAACAATTTCAGAATTAATACCAGCAATAGCGTAACTCTTTAATTTGTTTTTGATCTGAGTTTTATCAAAATCAGATACAAATGTACCATTTTTTGGTTTGATACTAATCTGTACCTTGCCAAATTGTGGTGGAGTCAACTCTTCGCCACCTATGACTGATACAGACTCTGTTTGTGGAAATATTGTTTCGATTATAGCTTCGTAATCTCTTGGTGTAACTGCTCTATACTGTGCTGAGTAGAGTCTTGGAGCAAAATACTTAATAGAGTTCACATTCTCAACTTCTGCTCCACTAGAGGCACCACTAACGGTTGTTAGAGTAATGCTATCAGTTGGATTTAGAAATTGCCCATTGTCTTTTAGAAATGTTCCTTGAAAACTAAAATTAGAAGGACCATTACCATCTTCACCCTGAGTTACAATATATGTTGCTGTTATAACATTGTTGTTTTCTAATTTTTTACCAAATAGACCATCCCCAAATAATATTTCATATTTTTCATCTTGAACCTCTTGTGTTAGATAAATTTCTGATGTTTTATCTAAATTCAATATATTATCAACCATTGAGTACTTTCGACCTAAACCAACATCTCCTAAACCAGAGACATAAACTCTTAAAGTTGAACTATCAACATTTGCAGAACCAATAATATAACGTTCATCAATCGATGTATCGACACGAAATGTGCTTGAGAGGTATGTTCCTTCATAAACAGTTATCTCATCATCAAAAGAAGCAAATGAAATACCATTTACATCTCTTACCTTTGATGAAGTAATCGCATCAGGTGTTGAAAATGTAAAAGTTGTACTCTCTTGATTACCAATACAAACAAGACCTGGACGAAGTGTAATGAACTTAGGAGTGGCATTATTAGTCGGTCCTAGATTTACATCACCAATTCGTATTTTCGCTGTTGCAGCGGTTTTTGAGCGGGGTACGTATCCAATATTCCTTGCAAGCGATACTACATTCTCACGTATTGTTGCTGAATCAAGAAACGCTTCATTTGATACTAAATTTGCATTAAATGAGTTAATGTAGGTATTATATGCTAATGTATCAATAAGAACAGAGAAGTTAGAACCCTCAAAGTCAAAATCTGTAAAATTTGAGTTAGCACGAAGAAAATCTTTGATTTGTACTTTGATTTGCTCAAAGTCTAAATTTGTAAATTGAGTAAATGGCATATTATCTCGTTGGTTCTAAAATAAACGTGAATGATTGAGGTGGTATTTCAAGACCCATAACATCAAATAACACTTTAACATTTAATGCATTAGAATCCATGATGGCATCAACTTCTACACCTATGTTACCTACTCTTGGTTCAAAGTTACGTATTGTTGCACGTATTTGATCCTCAATAATCATAACCGTGTTTGCAGTGAAGTTGTCAAATAGTGAATCACGTATGTCTGTACCAATTAAAGAGTTAAAAAATCGTTCTGTTGGTATTGTTTCGACCAAATTTCTGACAGATCTGACGATTGCACGTTCATTTGTCAATATAGGTAAGTCTTTTGTCACTGGATGTGGTTTAAAAGACAAACTTATATCCTTAAATGCTTTTGATTTTCGCTGTATCGCCATTAAATGGTACTTTTAGATTTATTTATACCCAATTGCTAACGATTTAATATTCTAATTTTATGTTTTTTTGATTTTAATCCTTTAATTAGAGATTTTGCAATAATTTCTGGATCTTTATCGCCACATATGTAAAAATCTGCTGAACAACAACCTTTTTCTGGCCAAGTATGAATTGAAACATGACTTTCTGCAAGGGCAAAGATGATTGTACAACCATGAGGGTCAAATTTATGAATTATAGTGTTCAATATCTTGCTTTTTGACTTCATAATACCATCAAAAAGCAAATCTTTAAGAAAAATATGATCATTTAGGGCATCAAACTCTGCATCATAGATCTCTAGAAGTAAATGTTTACCCATTTCGTAATTTTTCATTCTAATTCGGGTGCAATATGAATTTCAACGACCTTATAATCCTCTTCTAACACTTCTTCAAGGTAATTTTTATCCCAATACTCGTAATAATTAGTTTTTGCAAGTTTTTTTCTCGCTTCTGTCAATTCTTGACGAGGTTGACAGAGAACCAGATTATATTT